GGCTCATTTATTGCTAGAGCTTCGATCCCTTGAGGGGCTTGGTATAAACCTTTTTCAATTGCCATATTGTTTCCTAGTAATACGCAGCTTTGCGTCTATAAATTGGTTCGTCTTCTTCGTCTGACGGTAATCGAATGAAACCGCCTTTTCTAAAACGGATCAAAGCTTGTGTGGAGGAGTCCACTAAGTCATCGTGATCCGAGTTTGGAAAAGCAGCCATTTCTTCAATCACTTCATCAGCCCACCTTTTGCCCGGCGCCCATACCTTGCCAGACGCAAATAAATCTGTTACGGAATTCAGCCTCGCTATCTTATCATTACCACGGGTCGGTGTAAACTCTGTCACCGGTATACCCATGCGTCTTAGCTCAAATATAAGGGGTGTTCCTGAGGCTTTTGCTTCTACGATAAAGGCGTCGGGTTCCCATTCTTTGTACATTCTAAAAGCGCGTTCTTTTAACTCTGGGAACTCTAGTCTTTCTTTCATTGCGTCTAAAAGAATAATGTTGGGTTGCATTTCGTCTTCATTAAGATAAAAGACTCCCCAAGTCGTACAAGCAGAATAGTCTGACCTTTCATTCTTAGTAAAGGCCGTATCCCAAGATTGGATAATAAATTCACAAGGAGGGGGGGCTTCCTTTTCCCATACTTTCCACCATTCCCGCTTAACTAAAGCCCCCTCTTCTGAAGTAGGACTTTGTTGATACTGAGCGCTCCATTTAGAAACGGGTAGTTCTTCTTTTAGTGCAAGTAATTCATTTAGGGGCCAGAAGGCAGGCCATAGTGGTCTTTCACTAGGTAAGATTGCAGGGAAACTAATTACTTCCCACTCATCGCCGTCACGGTCAAAGGCCGATTTTAAAATTCTTCCAGTTAAATCTTTTAGGCTCCAGCGGGTCATAACGACCACAATCGCTCCGCCCGGCTGCAGTCGTTGTCTTGGGCCAGAGGAATACCACTCAAAGACTTTATCGTAGACTTCAGGGTTAGTTGCAGCAATCGCGGCCTCCTGCTCCGAGTGGGGATCGTCAATAATCAGTAAGTCCGCACCTTTACCAGTGACCGTACCGCCAACACCGATAGCGAAGTAAGTACCCCCCTTATTTGTGTCCCAACGTCCGGCAGCTTTAGAGTCAGACCTTAAGTCTACTTCTGGAAAGACTTCATGGTACTGAGTAGAGCCTACCAAGTTCCGTACTTTTCGTCCAAAGCCGACAGCCAGTTCCGCAGTATTGGAACACTGGATAATCTTCTTATCAGGGAACTTTCCCAGAAACCACGCAGGAAGCATGTAACTAGCAAACTCAGACTTAGTATGGCGAGGAGGCATATTAATAATAAGACGACGAAGTTTTCCATCTGCAATATCCTGAAATTTCTGGGCCATAATTTTATGGTGCCCGCCATTAATAAAGCCGGGCCACATTTGGTGTACAAATGACATAAAGTCCTTCTGAGACTTTTCCCTTTTTAAAGAGTCCGCATACTCCTGAGCCATAGCAAACAATGTTTCTTGCTCGTCCGCTGGAAGACTCTCGATTAGTTGTTCTAGCTTCACTCTAGTTTATGCACCCTAATATACGAAGGCCGAATACTCCGAGCGTGTCGGGGCAGCATTTTGCAATACCCAAGCTCTACTAACTTCTTCATAGTACGATGTACATTACCTCTACCCCTATCGCCCGTCATTTCCATAATATAGTCTATAGACGGACCAAACCCATGCATTTTCCAATGCTTATTAATAATGTCATATATGTAGGCTTGCTTCTCAGTCATTGGGGACCGGTTCGGGAGAATTCTCCATAACCGCTTTTTTAAAAATATACATACCCCTACCCATTTTGTTTAGAAACAGAAGGGGGGGTTTTCCCTGTAGAATCTTCTTCCCAATCGGGGTGGTTTTTAGACGCCCTACCCCCCTCTTCCGAATCATTTCTATCTGGCAACGTTGCCACATGCGTGTAAGTCGTTGATTCTATTGGGGCGTTTTGGGAGGAAATGGATTCTGATAGTGATTGAGTGTCTGGAATACTATGCATTAATGGAGTCCCGTCGATTTTGGAAAGGGCGGGGTCGGGTGCCGGTGGGGTCGCGCCTGTGCCGTCCTCGAACGGGGCTGGCCTCGGAAGCCCGCTTATCTCCGCTAGCAACTCGATAGCGTCTAAGTCGTTACCTATGTCTATCGTATTAGCTTGCATGGCTTCTTTAATCTGCGCTAATAGATCGGCACGTAGTTTGTCGCTAGACTTGTGAACGATCTGCTCACTAACGGACTTGTAAACGGATAACTCTGCCACTTGGCCTAGCTTACTCAAGGCCTGTATGCGCTCACCCGCCTTACTATTGGGGTCTGTTGCCTCTTTGGTTAGTTGGGAAACTACAAGGGAACGTAACCGCCTTATCATTTCAGAGGAATTCTGATAATCCACATATGCTTTAGCCCGCTCCAGAGCCTCGACCTCAGCTTGTATTCTGCTATCTTTTGCCAATCTGCTAGCGTTATCGCTCATTGTCTTGCGCTTGCCCTTATGCTGATAGGCTTTATCAAACGCCTCTGTTTGGTTGAGGCCGTCAACAAGCCCCTTTGCAAATTGCTTTTGCTTGCTTGTTAAGTTGCGCTGGTTGCCTAGAATCACCTTGGCAGGTAACTGCGCTAGGCTCTCTTGTATCTGTGCTTTGTTTAGCTTTGGTATCTTCATTAATTGGGTACGGAATAGGAATACAGACAATATAGCATAACTACTGTGATTATATACAGTAGTTTAGATTACTGTGATGCTTTGCTTTATGTTCTCTCCCTATGGGATTCCCAACTAAGCTATTCCGTAACGGAAGATTAGCGGGCTTTTAAAGTTGGTCGCGCACTAGCTCACCTAATGAGCCATTGGAAAATAAGCAACATAATAGCCCTACGAATTACTCAAGTAATTGCACAATTAAATATATTGCATTACACTTCTAATCATGCAATACATGAAGCAGAAGTAAATTACCCTGCAACCCTTATATATAAAGGCTTAGACCATGAAATACGCACTAAAATATATTCCTGAAGATGCTATCTGTGATGTGGAAGATGGGGTTTGCTATGGCACTTTTTCCACTATTGAATCAGCACAAGTTTGTATAGATAACCTGCCACACCCACAAATTGCCAGCGATTTTGCGATTGTGCCATTACCAGACCATCTTGCCGCTTATACCCCCGTAGCTGGCGATGATGGCGATGATGGGGTCAGCGATGCCGAGTATTTTGCTGACTACAATTATTATTGCAATCCCGACTAATTTGCCAAAAAACAAGCATAGATCGAAACGGGTTTGCGCCCGTCTTAGCGTATTGCGCTAACTGATGATGATCAACTAAAAAGGAGTTTTAATCATGCAAGAGATATATACAGAAGATTTGAGTAAGTTTGGAATTAGAGAGATTGCAATACTTAAGGACATTTTAACTTTTTGGGTAGATTCAGGACTGCCGGCAGACTTTTCCGATGATGGAGTTAAGCCGGCTTTTAATATGAACTCAGGCTATGTTTTCTTGGTCAATTCAGATTATCAAGTATGTATGCCAAGAGGAGATAGCTTGGAGATATGGCATACGCTTCCTTATTCAGGTGAGGAGGGATTTATTCTTGATCTTATGGAAGATTTAGAGGCAAGCAGTTTGAACGCTGAAGATGTTGAGTATATCCAGCAATATAACCCTCATTTTGGCGTGGAGTTTGCATGAGATTAACTGACCTAGAAATAGCCTACACAATGGAAGTTTTAAGCCAACTAACAGAAAGCGCGGAGTCATACGTTCAGGATGGAAGCTGGATTGAGCCATTGACCGACGATATTAAAAATGCCCAACAAATTTTAAAGAAATATGCAAAAAGACTAAATAAAGAGGAAACAGCATGAAAACATATTATCAGGCTTCAGGATGGGGCAAACTTTCCGAGGAAGATATTTACCAAGATGGATGCCAACCCAATACGGGGGGTTTTACAACAGGCACAGAGCTGTTTAAGGCAGATACCTTAGACGGGCTTTTAAATGAGCTTATATCGTTTGTAGGCGCTAGCCATGAGGATGTTCAGCTTAACTCTTGCGAAGAATTTGGCAGAGTTGATATATCCATTATGGAAAATGCAGACGGCGCGAGAGCAACTAAGCGGGAGATTGAGTTATGGAAAGAGGCAGAAATTCAGCTTTGGGATTGTATCTATACTTTTACAGTTGAGAAAATTCAAGCCGAAACAGTAAACCTAGAGGAGTTGGCAGCATGAACCACTACCAGCGATTTAACTACACGCTAGCCCGCGCTTATGCTTGGAAAGAGATCAGCGCGAAACAATTAACCGCATTACTAGCCATATATAGGGGGTTTAAATGATGGAAGATTTTACAGGGCAGGGCATTTTAGAAGATGCTTATTCATACAACAGACCAGCCGAGATCATAGCAAACGGGCTTTTAAACGGGCTTATCCGTGCTGGATACACCAAAGAGCAAGCCATAAACCTATTCTATGCCAAGCCTCTCCGGTGGGCTTTAGATATGGCATTAGGCGAGCATTTGCACGAAATCGGCTACCAATACGGGCAGATCATGGCGCAGGAATACACGCCCGAGGAATTTAACTACCCGTTACAGCCCGATCAAAAAATTGCATTAATGAAACACAATCATATAGAGGAGCAACAACCATGCAATTAACCAACGACCAACGCAAAGACCTAATCGAAAGACTAGCCGAACAATGGACACAAAATTGTGATCTAAAAGACTTGGAGCAGTTTTTTTATGATGCCCAAGAAGCCTACCTAAACGACCAAGCAGACAGCGACCTTATAGGAATTGCAGAGGATAGCGGGCTTTACGCAGAGTAAGACACTACCCCGAAGCCCTTAGAAATGAGGGCTTTAGAGTAGGGTTTACCCTATGTTTTACGCATTAATTAATTAGTGCGTGGATTTTTGTAGTAGAAAACTATTTTTTGGCTGTTTAGCTGAGACGCAAGAGTGGGTCAGGCTTTGTAAAATAGTTTTGCATTACGCAATATATGGTAGTAAGATTTATATTGTATTGAGGAATACTAACCTAGAGGAGAAACAAAATGGCTAAAGTAACGATTGAAATAGACTTACCAGAGGGTCAGGCTATCCCTGATCCGCGCGATGTATTACGCCTCACTAGTCCTGATTGGATGGCTAACTGGTGGCATATATCGGACATTCAAGATAACTTTGAAGACGACAATATTACAGATGACGAGGCTAGAGAGATTTTAGACCGCGCCGAGAAATACCACGACTGTGAAGTAGGTTTAAGTTGGTATTCATTTGAAGTGTGGAAGGATATTGTTTTAGAAGATAGACCACAAACGGAGGAAGTATGAACGATCTTAGAGATTATCTAGCGGGTCAGGCTTTACCAGCAGTCATAGCGAAGTATCCTAATACGGATTTTATTGGTGCTTCAGAGCTAGCCTATCAATACGCGGACGCTATGCTTTTAATCAGGGGAATTAACCCCGCGAACTATGGAGATGAATCATGAAAACCGAAACTCAAGGCTGGGGCGATAGCATGATCGCTACAAAGTATGTATATGAGATTATTCATGCTTTTTTGGATGCTGAATTACCAAAAACTGAAATTGATTGGGAGTTATCTAGGTTTTTAGATGAGTTAGCACATAACTACAAAGTAGACACAGGCAAACTAATTGGGGGAAAAATATGAAATACAAAGTATATCTACTTGATAAAACTTTAGAGGCCGATACGCCCATTGAGTTGCACAACATGGTTTGGGATTGGCAGATCGATCACCAAGTTTCAGAGGAAGATTGGACTAGCCCTGCTGTCTGGTTTGGTAATGAGGTAATCGGGGCAGTAAATTACAACGGGAGGATATGTGAACCAAAAAAGGAGGATTGAGGACTTAACCAATAGCATTGTTTACATGGAAACCATGTATTTAGCAGTAGAAGGCTATAAAAAAGAGATTGTTAAAAAGAACCTAGAGAGAACCGCGGAGGAATTATGCAACTTGATAAAAGCTATTTCATCAACCAAATAGAGCAGTATCTACTTAAAATGGACAAAGACGAAATGAAACCATACGCCGTAAAAGTGAATTATAGTGGTACTAAGTGGTATTTCTTAGACGCACCAAACGAAAGCGAAGCCGAGGAAGTAGCTTGCGAAATGTTTGGAAACGAGTTTAAATTGAAGGATGTAGACATGGAAGCATTTGCAGAAGGAGATAGTAATGACTAATGAAAAGGTATTCTTTGACGCTCTTTTAAAAATGGAGAAAATAAGACCGACTGAACCATTGACGGACGCAGAGATTGAGCAGATTTATTTTGATGTATCTCGATTGTCCTCAATTAGCCCGTTATTTGCCTTTGTTAGACGGATTGAACACGCACATGGAATAGGAGTTTTTGATGAATGATACCCTGCAAGCTGGTGATTTAATCTGCGCTTTCTTATTTGGCATATTCATTGTCGCGTGGTGTTTTGTATGACGCGGGACAGGCTTATAGACCTAGTAGAGCGAACGCATATTATGGGAGGTTTTGCTGGTAAAATAGGTGAAGCTGCTTTATTGGCTGATCCACCAAATCTTCAAAGGCTGATGGACGCCTTTCCTGAGTATTTTATTGAGCAAAAGGCTACCTCTTGGACGCGACTATTATTTACCTGAAAGACGGAAAAGACGGGAAGATTGAGGTATCTATGGAACTGATTGGTGACCCAAGCCAATCGTTCCTAGTTGGTAACGCTATTGTTAATAACCTATATGTATTAGAAAATACCGTATTTGTTAACAACGAGTTTACTCAACAACCACCTACGACAAGAGTGCAATAAGGCTTTTACCAGCTATATCAGCACCAACCCGTAACTCGAAATCATTAAAATCTTCGCCTGTATTTGGGGAAACCCAGTACGGGCGATTTGTTTTCTTGGCTGTCCTAATTCCTACGGGGTCATGGTCAGCGACTATCAAGCCATCAGGGAACTGTTTAGATACTTCCAATAGGTTACTAGCCGAAAAGCAAACAATGATTTTGTAGCGTGTTTTAATCGCTTTCAATGCCCGTCTTATAGACATAGCAGTAGCGTATCCCTCACACAAGAGCGGGACACCCTTATTATCAAAGACCGCAACTGCGCCCTTATTCTTTTGCCCAGACAAAAACTTCTTATTCCCGTCAGTATCTATCAGTTGAAGACCAGAAACCGCGCCCTCTATTCGCATAGGAATAACTAACTTCCCTTCCCAGACCAATGCTTCCTCTTCAGGAAACCCTTTCCGGCTTAGATAAGCATGAGTGGCTTTAGTCGCTTGCTTAAGTATCCAGCCAGCTTTATATGCCGCCTTCTGGTTACGTTCTTCAGTATTCTTTTGGGACTGTTGTATCTTAACTCTGTATAAGGGATCATTTGCACCTTTCCAAGATATTGCTTTCTCATGGACTGCCCAATTCTTAACCGCGCCCGAATTACCGTCAAATATATAAGAACCATTGCGTTTCTTTGGGTGATCTAAAGTCGGAACTCTAGTCCACCGGTCATAGACCAAGTGATCTATGATTAAACCGTGTTGCTCTGCAAACGCCTGAAAGCTCATGTAATTTCCTAATGTATATTGGAGTGCAGTTGTTGTATCAAAGATTCCTGAAGCTCTTCTAAAAAATTCAAGTAATCTTTGTTTGAAGGCTTACGCTTGCCAGTTTTTTCTCGTACCGATTTTGTTAAGTACTTATCAAAAGCTTTTAATTCTTTCTCTATGTTTTTCATTTCAATACCTTTCTCTTAATTTTTAAACCATTACGCAAGTCCGTGGTGTGCAGCTTTTTAACGGTTTTAGTAATCTCTTTGGCTTTTTTAGCAATCTTTGCGGCTTTCTGACGGTCAACAAACTCGTCCTCTTCCGTAACAAACCCTTCTTTAACCTTCTTTTTCTTAACATGTTCCTTGGCTTCTACCTCAGTATGCGACCATGCAACAGACGGGGCTTCGATAACCTCTCCTGTTTTTCTGTTTTTCAATGCGGGCAACTTAATCTTTTTCATGTCTTTCCTTTATGCGGCTAGTTTTGATTTTGAATATGCAATCATTCTGCTTTTAATCCACTTCATAGTTTGTATTGAAGTGGGACGAATTTCTTCTGGTATGGAACGAGGAAAGACGCCAAACCGTTCCTTATATTTATGAGCCGCCCAACCGTCTTTGTAACCCTTGTTTTTACAGTAATAAAGCAACTCAGAATAAAACTGTTTATTGTCAATAATGCCTTTGCTGTTTGAAGCCATTAGCTCAAGCAACTCNCCATTGACGGACGTAACCCCAGTNGGCGGCTTCTTTTCAAAGCCACATGAGCCACAGATATTAGACTTAAATATCCATAGAGCCTTGCAAGCGGGACAAACTGCTTCTTTCTTTTCTTTTTCTGTAGGCTCTTTCTTAGTCTTTTCTGTTGCGCTTTCCTTAAGCTCAGTTACGCCCTCGTAAAAAACCCTATCCCAATCATTACGAAACCGTAAGAAATTCCCTGAATGATCAAGCCATAAACCAAATTCCTTGCCCTCATTGGGGCGCATAATTCTGCCCATTTGCTGAACATGAGAGGAAAATGATTTGCTAAATGGTCTAGCTGATACGCCAATCATTACGTCAGGCACGTCAAAGCCACGAGTAAGAATGTCAGTAGCTATCAATCCATGAATATCTGTATCGGGCTTGCTGAATTCCTCAATCATGTCCTTCTTATATTGGTCGTCCTCTAAATAGGATATGGAGATAAAGTTATAGCCAGCTTCTGCAAACTTTTTAACTAACTCGCGCCCGTGTTCTACGCCAGCACAAAAGACAATCGTCTTAACTGGTTTACCAAATATCTCATGGGTTTTCTTATGCCACTCGTGAACCACGTCACCAACGATCTTAATGCCGCGCTCAGTTACGTCTTCTGCTTTCCATTCTCCAGCCCGTTTGGTAACGCCAGTCATATCGATCTCTTTGGCAACATAGACCTTGAGTGGAACTAACCAACCCTTCTCGATTAAATCACCGGTGGGTGTTGCGCCCACCACATGAGTATAGATATCACCTAACCCTTTAGTAAAAGGCGTAGCAGTAAGTCCTATGACTTTGATATCAGGGTTATCCCTAATGAAATTAACTACGCCTCTACGGGTAATGTGGCACTCGTCAACTATCAATAAATCAATGTCGGGAAATGCTTGACGTTTCTCTAGGGTCTGCGCTGAACACACTTGGATATGCTCATAAGGACGGTGACGCCAATGCCCCGCTTGCATTACTCCGTGTTCTATTCCGTATTTTGTAAGGCGTCTGCTGGTCTGATCTACTAAGACTATTCGATCCATAACCATAGCGCACTTCTTGTATTTATCAGCAACTGCTTTCATAATCGCCATTGCTACTTCTGTCTTACCAAACCCCGTTGGGGCATATAACAGTTGACACCTGTGTCCGTTTGCAAAGCCCTCTCGTAGCTTCTGAACCACTTCCTCTTGGTGAACTCTTAATTGGAGCATGTGATTCTCCTAACAAACTCTTTATGGTATTTGTCTCTTGCTTCTTGAGCTACTAGGTCAGCTAATTCAATATCTGAAAACCTTCCAAATGCCATAGACTTATTATTAACCGCCAGACTTACTTGCCATTTCTTTGTTCGTTTACACCAAGCTACATTTTTAAACCCAGATTTGTTTCGTTTATCAATCCCTCTGTTGTGTTGGTTTTGATTAAGACTAACAGCTCGCAAGTTTTCAATCTTGTTGTTTAGGGTATTACCATCTATGTGATCAACAATTTGAGGAATATAACCATAATGCATAAGAAAAATTATCTTATGTACAAAATAGGATTTGTAATAAATTTTTGTGACCAAATAGTCTTGGCCGTTTAGTCCTCCAACCTCTTCGCCAATATTTTTTTTATTGGATTTTGGGCTAGTTTTTGCTTTGCAATACAGCTTCCCATTTTTGTATTCAAATAGTTTCAACGCTTTTGATTGCTCCAGCATTCCTGCTCCTTAAAACTTAATAGGACACCGCCTATTGTCGGGTGGGGTACTCATGTCATTGAAGGAGCAGAACTCCCACTTTCCCCCGTAAACTATGCCGCTTCTTTTTCCAACTTCTTAGACCTACGCTCCCAGTAAGACACTTGTTTCTTTAGTTCTGCACACTCACGTTGGAATGAATCGCGGGAGGCTTTAAGAACTCTGTTATCTGCTTCAAGAGTCTTAATTGTTTTTTCCATTTCGTCAAACTTAGCTTGAGCAAGATTACGTTCTTCAGGCGTAGCTTCCATTGCGGCAACTGCCAAACGTGTTTGTAGTTTTTCGTTTTCAGCAACAACGTCCTGCATTTCAGAAGCAATCTCTTTAATTTTATCTTCTTCATTAAATTCGTATTCTGGAATTTTTGGTTCATTACTTATTTTCTTGGGATTTTTTATTTCGTATTTTTTGCCATTCCTAGTAACTTCAATAATTTCTGGCTGTTTACCAACCGCCTTGCGAACCTTAGAAACAAAGGTATGTGATACCCGTAATTCTTGTGATAATTGTCTGTCACTTTTTTTAATATATCTTTCTTTTTCTAGTGCCAATTCAAGCGCATGACGTTTGTCTTCTGAGGAATAACGCTCTCCATTAGAATGGTTTGCATGGGCAAAAGCATAGTCAAATGCGTCGTCATATGTTCCCATACGGACGTCTGCGTCAATGATCTCCAAGCCCGATTTCTTATGGGCATAGTAACGCTTCCAACCGTCTGCTAGGTGATACTCGTCACCGTCATGGAAAAGAATAATTGGGGGGAACTTGTCGCCGTCTAATAAGGCTTGTGCATACTCGTCAACGATCTCCTGATTAATGCCTACCCGCATCATTAATTCTGGTTCTATTTTAATTTCTGATAGTTTCATACATTCCTCATTCATATCGTTTTAAATTACTTAAAGCCATTTTAAGCTCATGTTCGCCCGCTTTGGGATTATTGGCTACCCTTAAGGACTCTATGGCTTGTTCTTTCCACCTGATAGATTGTTGCACCGAACCCGTTTTAACGGAATTAGGGATTACCTTAGCTTGATCTTTTATCTGTTCTCTGATAGTCATAATTTTACAAATTCTATCTTTAAACAGTCGTTAATTGCGGCAAATAAAACAGGGGCTGTTACGGGGGTATTCCATGTATTGTAATTTGTGTTTTTAGCGGGTTTTGAACCATACAATTTTATCCATTCTTCGCTATTGTTTTTCCAAGCCTGTTGTAGTTGTATAACGGGTAAAAGATAAGCAATTCCTAGCCCAGATATGGCGTAACAAATATAATCCGCCCGCAATGGTTTACATACCCAGCCGGGCAAATTTTTAGTATCGTTTGATATGTGCTCCAACAAGATATCGGAATAAGATTTTCCGTGTTGATTCGGGAATCGAATTTTCTCGTCAACCAATATTTGTTTAGAGTTTTCAAAAATAATTGAACGATCAATACCTGCCTTTTGGTGTTCCCCATTTTGCCTGTGGTCTACCATAGCCACCATATCAGGGAATGCTTTTTTATAAATCTCTGCCCAGATTGGCATATCGCTAGCCAAATTACTTTTTGCTAATGAATCATTAAATTCATGCACTTTGATTACCCCATACACCCCAGCCTTTTCTTGGGCTTCTGCAAAACATTTCTAGTTTAGGCATTTCTGGATACATAGCCTCAAGAATTTCATATACTTCTACAGGCTTTTCGCTGTGCTTACCGCGTGGATAACTTAAGACTGAAGACGGTCTATTTTCTGGCTTAGGTATTGGAGGCTTTCCTTTAACTCCAACCAATAGTAATTCATGTTGTTGGCGGAAATAATATCCCATACCAATCTTTTGTTTATCCCATACGGCACAGGTTCTATAATTAAATCCCCAAGCAGTAAGAACTTCCATAGATTCCGCTAATTTTGGACTTGTTGCCCACATAAACATAACGCAATCTTTAGTGGTAATTTCGGAAACTTTAAGCGCTTTAATCTCATCCAGACTCATTGTTGGATATTGGTTTTCAATAGCTCTGCTTTCGGTTTCTGAATGTTCATAACGCCAAGGAGGATCAACGTAAACTACAGGATAAAACTCCGCTATTTGGTCTAAGCTAGAGTTTCCTTTACTAATCTCAACAATGGTATTTACGCGGGCTTGCCTAGTTTCTTCTGCTTTAATCTTTTTATGGGCTTCATTAATACTAATCTCGCCTTTAGCTAAAGCTTTCTTTACTTCCTCTGATCCTTTTTCCTCAATCTTTTTAATTTTAGAAATTGTGTTATCCGATACCCCGGCTATTTTTGCCAGCTCTTCTCTAGTTTTAATCGGTTGTGGAGATTTCTCCCTAACCGAACCTCCACCTTTTTTTTGGTTTGCTTTGGCTCTTGCAGAAATTTCTGACTCTAAACGTATTGCCAAAGTGCCACGAATATAGGGATTTAAGTTTCTACGCCCAAATTGATTGGTAATAATCCATTCAATTACCTCACTGCGATTTTCAAAAGCGCGATCTATTGTTTTAAATGGCAGATCATTGCGATTACAAATGTCATAACGGTTATGCCCGTCTACTAACACCCCATTCCAAAGAACTAATGAATCTCTACAACCATCTCGCTTAATGTTTTCCTCAAGTTGTAAAAGCTCATCTGGGGCTAACTCCGGAATTAAATTCTTAAACTCGTTATCAATTTTCATTTCTTTTCCTCTTCGTTAAAATACTACCGCCCCTTTGTATCCACTTCATACACGTCGTTAACACTGAACCCGTTTGGTGGGCGCACCTAGCCTACCTAGGTGAGCCTTCAACTGAACCCTCTTTGGAGCCACAGCACCCGCCAGCCGCTCGTAGAATCGGTGCTAGCTTCGCCGCCGATATATGCACTATTCCGTCTACTACCCCCAGTAGTGCTGATACCTAATCCGCTGGTGTATTTGAAGCCGCCCAGATTAGACAGCAGAAATGAAAAAACCCCATACAACTGAAGTCTGTTTTGGACATTCTCTTATGTTTATCACCGACCAACTAAGCATAAGAAAACTATGACAGACCCCATGTGTATGAGGTTTAGGTCGAGATTTTAACATAATGAACCGTCCAAAGTCCATTACTGCAAGGAAACTATAACACGGGTTTTAAATCCGTGCAAGAAAAAGAATGGGGGGAAGGTATGCTCACTTCACCCCCGAGTGCCGTGTGGAGAGGAGCCACTGGCAAAGGATACCCGAGGAAGGTATTAACGCAAATATACCACATACTGTATGGATATACATAAGGGTTTACCCTAACCTATCTGGTAACGTTACCACATACGCTTAAAAAATAGGCACATTTGGGTATTCAGAGATAGTTACCTGACACCCACCACCTTTGATTTTATTGCCACGCTCAATGGTTATTTTCCAAACTTGTTGATCGTCATCAAACGCCCCAGCGTCCTGTAAGGAATCACAAATGCATTTGGCGGCATTATCAATATCCATAAGGCGCTTGTCTCGTGGAAACAACATTACACTTAACTCTACTGGTGCGCTACCAAATCCCTTATGGTTGCTGGCTTCCCATATTTCTTTAACGCACCGTTTAAATTCAACGCCTCGTTTAGAAATATATCTACGCTTGCCAGACTGAAGCCAGTAAGCATTGACGGAAACAAAATAAGGTAGGGTTAGGGTAATTACTGACACAATAGTTGAAAGAAAGTGGGTATAACCTATTTACAATTATTCATTCATGGATTATATTCCCAATCAGAGGAGAGGCAAATGAAAAAGGTATGTGTAGTTAACTTCTGGGACGGCGCGTTCGACGGGGACTTCTTTGAGTTCTTTTTCCGTACAGCATTTGACGGCATAGAGTATGTTCTTAGCCCGCATGAGGCTGACGTAATCATTAG